AAATAAGACTAAGCGCATCTTCAAATTTATTATTGTTGTACCAATCACAAGGATTCTGTTCAAGCCAATTTGGTTTTTTCATTATTTATAGTGTTTATCTAATTTGGTTATTATTCTATTTACTGAAGTTTTTAAAGTTCTATTCACACCTTTTAGGTTTGAATTTATAATCGCAAAATAGCAAGGTCTGTATATTTCGTACACTCTTTTTATATATTCGTATCTTCTTTCTATGTAATCCTCTCTGCTCGTATGATGATAAAACAAATCTATAATTTTTCTATCAAGCAACCTAAACGAGATGTTCGCATCGTTTCCGCAATGTACTCCGTATTCTACAATTGATTTTGCTCTAGGTATTCTAGGCACCTTAACTTCTTCTAACTCTCCGTTTATATGATTGTCTCTTGTAACACTTTCGGGTTTAGGTTCGTGACAATTATAACACTCTACTCTATTGAGTTCTTCGTTATATAATGTTCCCTTTAAATTAAATGAACCGCAAGATTGACACTCCCAAACGTTTAAATTATCTGAAGGTAATTTTGCTTTCCACTTATGAATCTTGAAATACTTGTTCCAATCCCTATCTGCCGACCAAAAACCGTGTCTTTCAAGGTTTAAGCCTAAGTCTATAACTGTAAAACAACTCTTACCCTCTGCTACCCTAGAACCTCTTCCGCAAGATTGCAACCAAAGACTTAGCGATAATGTCGATTTATTGTATATTATAACCTCTATATCGGGAACATTAAAGCCCGTTGTAAAAACTCCAACGTTTAATAAAATTGCTCCCTTAGTTTGCTTATACCAAGCTACCACCTCGTCTCTAGATAAGCTAGAATCGTTTACTGAGTCATACATCTTAACTAAATCTCCGTAACCCTCTTTTACAAATGCATCATAAACTTTTACGTTTACTTTTGTTGTTGGGTTAAATATTATAGTTTTTTTATCTAAGCTTTTTTCTTTATAAGACTTTAAAACCATTTTAACAGAAGCGTGAGAACCAAAAACCTCAGTCATAGAAGCAGGTGTAAAACCATCAGGATTATTTGCCGACTTTTTTAATTTATCTAAGTTAGGAGGTGTTAACCTTATGTATTTGTCCTCTGTTAAGTAACCTAAGTCTATTAAATCAGAAGCACTAACTCCTTGAAGCAAAGCCTCATAGTCATCTGCTAATGATAAATCTCTTGCAAAATCAGCACCGTTAACGGTCTTCTTTTCTTTTTTATATATTATAGGAGTTGCTGTTAATCCTATTAATTTCTTAATATTTAAACCGCTATAAACTTGCTTAAAGAAATCTACGTGTGTTTCGTCTACTATTACATTATCAAAGTCTCCTACGTAATCATAGCCAAATTTAGAAAACCTAGCGTATGCGGTTTGGGTCATTGCAATTACATTTTTCTTAGACTTTAACGGAATAGGTTTCTTTACCTTTGCTGTTAAAATACCTATATCATTAATCCACTCTGAATTTTGATTCAACAACTCAATTCTATGAGTTAATATAAGTGTTCTACCCTCTAGATTATTTGCAAGTTTACCAATTAAAATAGACTTACCCCAACCTGTTTCTGCTTGTACTAAAATCCTTGAGACACCTTTTTCAAAAGTTTCTTGAATTTCATTATATAAAGTTTGTTGGTATGGTCTAAGTTTTATCATTATTCGGGTGTTTCTATGATTCTATCTATTGCCAAAACCAAATCTTCCGCATATACTGATTCTAAAATAGTCTTAGAAAAATTTAATTCTTCATCAAGTAAGAACACTTTATATAAGTCTTCAAACCCTAAAACAATTGCAACAACTCCTTTATGTAATCTTCCGTTTACTTGAAACAAGAGTGCTTTATCAGCTACGTTTTTCCAATTATGCGCTCCCCAAGAACCGACTATCATAGGCTGTGTCATTAACTGATTTTTAGTGACATTTGGGTCAAAATCTCTTTCCGCTTTAGCTAAAATATTTTTAGCTTTTTTTAATAGTTCTGTCTTATTCATTGTCTGATATTATTTGATTTGTTTTTATTATCATTTTACCTAATTTCATAGCAACATATAATACGTCTTCTCTTTCGGGCGTGTAACTATCTACTTTACCGCTAATTTTTAAAAGATATTCGTTTATTATATTAGTTAAATGCTCTTGCTCTTTTTCAGTCATAACTTCGTCATCAAAGCTAAACAAATACTCTGTAAACGAATTAATCATACCGCATACTATATTACCCGCTATTCTTATTTCGTCTCTATTGTCAGTTCCTTTTAGTAACTTATGAGTTACACCAACAACGGTTTTTCTATAAACCTTAATACACTTTTTTCTACTTTTCTTTTTGCTCATTTTCTATCTGTTTTAAAATTTTATCTACTTTCTTTTTTGTTTCAGTATTTTCTAAAACCTTCCCGCTTATGTGAGTTGTTATAAAGTGATACTTCTTAGAATCCTCATCATATGTAAGGTCTGATATAATCCAATCTTCGCTTAATATTATAGTCTTTAAATCTGCTTTTTTCATTTTTTTATTTTACCTAAACCAAAGATACTTTTATATATATTTTTATAAAAATAGTAGTGTAGCATTAATTATAATAGTTTGGAGTCTTTATGCCTTCTTTCAAAGCCCAGTTAGCAGTTGTTAAATAACCGCTTAAACCTTTTGAAAGATAACTGTTTTGCTTTACTAAATCATCAACCTCCTGTTCAGCGTTTATTCTACCAACGTAACCCGCACCTACTCTTGTACCGAATACTAAACAAGCACTACGTAATTGAGAATGACCTGGTGAATCTACTATTCCCGATACTGCTTTTCTAAAGGTTCTTATAGCACGTAACTCGTGTTTGTCGTTAGATTTAAGCTTTTTATAAGGGTTATAAGGTAGGGGATATTTCAAGTGAATAGGTTCGGGGGTAAATTCTTTTAAATCCCATATAGTAGCGTTATCGAAGTGACGGTAAGACATATCGGTATCGTGAGAAATAAACAAAGGTAAAACCAAGTTTTTTGGCGAGTTATCAAACCCCGCATAGTTACTGAACTCTGATTCTATTGCTCTGTAATAATCTTTATATTCTTTTATGCCTTCGGGTATTCCTTTTTCTAAGGATATTTCTGGTATTCGCAATAATACTTTTACACCGCACCTACTTGGTGAAAGGTAAGAGCAAACTACTTGTGGGTAATTCATAAATATATAATCTCTAAAAATAACAGCCTCCTCGTTTGTAAGACCGTCAAAGTCTAACTGTGCTAAGGGGTTGAATTTTTTAATATTATCATACTTTCTTGAGCCATTAAACTGAGCCGAAACAGTAAAAGAATATAAGTTGTTCATTTTTAACTCTGCCTTTAACTTCATATCTCCTTTGCTAACTGCTTCGTCAATCTCCTTAAAAACCGAAAGCAATTCTGCCTTCGGATTTAAGTGTCTATCTATAAATGTTTCAAGAGACAAGAAACCTATTGGTATAGATTTCTTTATGTCTCCAAAATAATATTGAAACTTTATCATTATACCGTGTCGATTTTCCAACCTTGCAAAGAATTAAAATACTTCGCTTTTCCTGCTGGGTTAATCCATTCTCTACCTCTTAGATTTATAGCTACCTTAACAGATTGCCCTTGAGAAAAGTTGTTTAACAAATCTACTTTATCTTGAGTAAACTCAATCATAAGCATCTGAGGATAATCCTCTGCCGTTGTTACAACTAATTCTCTTTTTCTAAAACCTTTAGCACCAATTTCTTGAGTTGCTCCTACTAATTTAATAATTCCTACTACTTCCATAATTGTTTAATTTAAAAATTTAATGATTCTTTTGATTCGTTAATCCTGTTTAATAATTTATCTGCGGATTCAATAGATAAATCTCTTACTTCCTTTATAGTGAACATTCTAGGCTTTGCCTTTGTTCCTATATTTACTTCGCTATCAAGTGTTAATCTTTTTATAAAGCTATTTACAGACTCGGGTCTAAAGGCACAAAAATATAATTCCTCTAGTTTTGGGTTTACCGTAAAGTAATGTACAAGTTGGTGAATGTTATCTAAAGGTATTTCCTTAGTCAGTAGTATTTCAGTATGCTTTTTTCTAGCAAAACACTTTGTCTCACAAGCTACGGTTAAATCCTCAATAAGTCCGTCTGGTGATATTCCCAACAACTCATTTCTTTCGCTCTGTAACCAACCGAATTGCTCGAACTTATAACCCGTGTACTTTTCTAAGTACTCTATTGCAAATGGCTCTAAGTCATTACCTCTCTTAGTATGTTCGTTTTCAAAACTATCCGAAGGCTCGAACTCCTCAATATGTTGGCTTAATAGGTCTATAAATAGGGTATCTCCCTTAACGTGTAACCCCTTGCTTAGAGTACCTCCAATCTTACCCCACTTAACCTCAAACCACTCTAGACTCTTTTGGTCTAACTTTTTGTGTACTATCATTACTTTAATGTTGTTTTAAGTTTATCCTTCATTGCGTTAATACTAGGCAAGGCTTGTTCTGGCTTACTCAACTTACTCCAATTACTTTGTAGTTCTAATAACGTTCTAGAACCGCTTAAAATAGCTTTAGCTTTCACATCTGAGATAGTAGGTATTGGGCTAATAGGAGAAATTCTTATACCTCCTGTTAGCTTTCCCATCATCTTAACTGATTCGTCAAACACTAATTGAATAACTAAACCTTTCCAATTGTCTATGTTTCTACTCTCAGAACCCGTACACTTGTTTCTAATCTTTACTATCGAAGCAATTACTTTTCTGTTAGTAGAATTTACTACCATAGGCTTAACTCCCTCGGCAAACTCCAAGAAGTAACCGTCTGTTCTATTACCGCTTACGTCTACTCCCGTGTCGTAATACGATTCTTTAATTGTTAAAACGCACTTGCCTTTGTCAGCAATAATCATTTCAACGTCTACACCCGCTAGGTGAGTTGATTTCCTGTACTTCATACAGTCTATTCCCGTTTCTTTCATGTTGTTATATATTAATTATTAATACTCAAAATTATAGATTGATTTCTATATATTAAAATCCTAGTGTAAGATTATTTTGTAATAAAAACCCCCCTTTTCAGAGGGGCAATAGCAGGTAGTAGTAATAACTGCTACCTAAAGGAGAGTGACAAGTATAACACTCCCCTTGTGACTAAAAAGTTACTGATTCAATTTCTTCTGGCAACCAACTAAACTTACCTATATCTCCTAAGTCTTGTGTGAAGATTACTTTATCTGATTTACTCGTGTCTATACTTTTCTCTACTGATTCCTTATAATCTTTTCTGGAGCGACCGTAACCGCTTGATAAGAATGGTTTAGATTCCGCAATTGAAAACCATAATCTTCTGAAGAAGCTAGGGTGAAATGCGAAAGCTATATTATTGACAACCATAGCTTTGTCAAAATCTTTTAGGTTTACAATAACATCGTACTCGGTACGATTTTGTTTTGTAGCAAATACACCTGTTAACCTAATATTGTGAGTTGATGACATTTTATTAATATACCCTACTAAGGACTTGCTAAATTTTAATGCGTCTGAACCGTTTACGCTACCCGCATAACCTAAAGATACTATCAAGTCTAATGTAGGTAGATTGTATTCTCGCTCATCATACAAATCGTACATTTGTTGAGGAAATCCCATAATATAGTTTTGAACGTGAGGCATACAACCCGCTAAACTTGGATTAAGATGCGTAGTACCGCTTGTCAATACACCGTCTTCTATTTTATACTGCTCTAAACCTAAATCCCAACCCTCAGTGGCAAACTTAATTGTTTCCTCAAATGATTCGGTTTGTGTGAAACTAAAACCCCCTTTCCTTGAAGATTCTGGGTTAGATTCGTCACGTTCACGATTAAGTGCCTTGTCTATAAATTCTCTATAACTAAAAGTGTCTACAACTCTTTTCATAATTACAATGCTATTAAGTTACGTTCATCATCTGTAAGACCTTTGAAGATAATCATTTCTTCTACTGTTTTTAAAGGTAAACCTGCTGACAACAATTTCTCTCCGTTGAATGTTGCTCTAGGCGATATTATTGTGCGAACTTTCTTTTCTATTACTCTGCGTCTATAATCTTGAACTCTAAGACACCAACTCTCGTTTGATGATAGTGCTTTCTCTAGTATTTCGTCATAGTCAATATATATAAATGCGAACCTATCAAGAGTTGCTGCGTCAATCTTATTCCTACCTACATAGTCAATAGTACCTCCTCCGCCAAAAGTATTACCCGCCATAACAATAATGAAATCTTTGTGTTTTGCTATCATTTTATCGGGAAAAGGACAATGTCCGTTTGCGGTAGCTTGATTCAATGCGGCAAGTACGTTTGGATTACCTGCGTCAAATTCATCGAGTAAGAATACACCTCCGTTTTCATACTTCTCTCTAAACATTGTACCGATATACGTACCTGTTGCTGATTTATACCCGAAGAAATCAAATACCGTGCTTTGAGCCGATACTGATTGAGATGCGAAGCTTAGATTTAGAACCTTGGATGCGTTGTGAACAATTGTTGTTTTGCCCGAACCCGCTGGACCGACTAAAGCGATATTGACACCCGCTGATAAGGTACTTAATACGTCCGCAAAAGATTTATGTTG